GGATTGCCTCCATGGGCAATGTGTTGTGCTAATGCTCTTGCACCATTTAAATGTTTATGAGGGTATAGAAATCTTTCACCTTGACTATTTTCTATGTATATATTTTCAATGTGCATAGTTCTGCCTGTTGGGATATTAAGATTTACCGGTTGGCTATGCCTGATTATTAATCTTGTTTCCCCTAAATCTTGGTAACTAGTTTTGTTACCACCCCATAACTTACTTTCACTCATTGCAATATCTCCCTGCTTTTTATTTGCCAAATACTCATAGTCTCTTTTATCTAAATTACTTTTTGATATATCTCTTACTTCGAACGGTAAACCTTTGGCAAATTGTCGCAATTCTTTTAGAAAATTATACCATTGTTTTCTTACACCTTCAGATTGTCCGCTGAGTAAATCATTACTAAAGATAACTACTAATCCATCCTTTTCGCTTAAATCAATATCAACACTGCCTAAAGTTTGACCATCTTGAATAAAATCAAAGCTAAAACTTCTAGCTAATTCTGCATCATCTGTAGTTTCGCCAGTTTCATCCTTCATAGTAATTTGAGGGAATCTAGTTCTAATTTTACCAAAAAGTTCACTAGCTATTAAATTAAGGTTTTTATCCATAATGATATTTATCCGAGTACAGATGAAACAAAAATCGGCATTGGTGGCTCAAAATCCTCTTCTGTGCCTTCACTAGTGCTGTAAGTATCGAAAACTCTGCTGTCCCAATCTGCTAAAATTTGACTCATTCTAACTATTAATAGGCAGGCACTGACCAAATCGTCCCAATCTCCTTCTTTAGCTTTGAATGTAATACCTGATGCAACATATGATTTTAGCTCGGAAAGTAACGGTTTGCTGTTTATTTTCATCTTACCGGATTCTATTAGATACTTTAATCTAGCTGCTGCTGAAATTTTAGTTTTATGTGTAGTATTAAACCCTTTTCTAAACTTTCTTACATGACCTTTCCGAATTGGTTCGCTTACAAACAGCCCTGGAAAATTTTCTTCACCTATGTCTCTAATACATATGAGTGCAGCTTCACCAACAGTGTTATTTTCCACACTCCAATAAATATTATTAGAATTTTCTACACCTACTGATTCTTCTATATATTTTAAAATTTCCTTTAAAATCTTAATTTGACCTTGTATTGGTGTAAGATTGTGTTGCCATTCTGCAACCTGTATAAATGTGGGTAGTTCGAAAACTTGTATACCTGAACTGTTTCCTCCTGTACCTAAAGCAGGATCTAAAGCAATTGCGTAGATATGTTCTTTGTTAGGTTGTTTATACCAACGTGTTTGTCCCATATTCATTATAGGTTGCTTACCCTCTAATCCTGCTAGACAGATACTGTTAATTAAAGTTTCATCATAAACTAAAAACTCACAGTTATATTCTCTACGAAATCGTTCTTCACCAATACGACTTCTTTCTTGTGTAGCCCAATCATCATCTCTATCCGGGTGTTCATCCCATTTACAAGTAAAAGGAAAAAATCCGTTAATCCCAACATCTTGCTCGTATCCAAATTCGTCAAATTTTTTATTAGCTTCTTTCCATATGTTTGCAAAGGTGTCTTCGTCACTGTTAGGTGTACTAGTAATAATAGCTTTACCACCAGTTGCTAATGTAGGAGAAATACTAGTCCAAAACTCATCAGCAATGTTAGGAGGAACAAACGCAAACTCGTCACAGTAGAGTAAAGATATACTCATACCTCGTCCAGTATTACCTGTTGTTGTAGTTGAAATAATGCGACTTCCGTTATCGAATTCAATACTGCCTTTGTTATAGTTAATCACTCCGCAACGAATATGATCAGGACAAAGCTCATATGCGTATCGCACACGTTGCATGATTTCTTGAGAACCTGTATATTTGTGAGCAGAAATTAAAATTGTTTGATCCGGATGAAACATAGCATACCATAATAAATAACCGGCGGCACATGTTGTTTTGCCCATTTGTCGTGGTAACATGTTTATATTAAATCTATGTCCATGATAGGCATCTAATAATCGTTCCTGATAACTAAAAGGAGCGAATAACATTTTTCCTTTAACAGGATGCTGAATATAAAAGAAATTTTTAGTGAAATAATGATAGCCGTTATCTTCTTCAGCACACTTTAACAAGTCCTGAATTTGTATCTCAGTAAATGATTCTTTTGTATGTGCTTTTTTTGTAAGCACTCCGTCTAAACTTTTGCTTGGCATAACTTTATTTACAATAAAAAAGCGGGCACTATGCCCGCTTTGAATGCTTTAATTTAGCTTATTGACTTTTAATATCGTCATATAAAGAACTTAATCTCTGCTTAATATTTTCAAGTGCCATAGGGTTGTCTCCTCTATATGGCTTATCGCTGTAACTGCTCTTAGGTTTGTGTAAATCATCTCCGTGGTCAATAGGAAAGTTGTCTTGTCCAATTTGAACTTCAGGAGTATTTGCATATTCATCTCCCAACATTGGTTCTTTTTTCATAATTGATATACCAGGCATAATTTTATCACCCGCATCGTCATGGTCATGGTCTCCATTATCTTGATCTAAATTTCTTAAAATATTCATTAGATCCCTGATGCCTCCACTACCTGATCCATTCATACTTAGATTCATGCTTACATTATCTGTTTGTTTATTCATACTAGGCATACTCATCGGTCCCATGCCGCATTCATCCATTTCTTGTTCTACTTCGTCTGCTAGTTGATCTAAAGACTCATCTTTTTTATCCATTGCTTGCTTAATAGCTTTATCTCTAGATCCCATATATTCATCTTTACCAGATTCAACTTCTCCGTCGCCGTCATAATCTTTATCGGCTTTATCTGATTCTTGTACTGGTTTATCTAGTTCGGCTATACGAGCCATTAATTCTTGAAAGTTCATTTTTATTTTCCTTTTCTTGGATCAGGGTTTCCGGACTGGCCTTTTAGAACACTGTTAGATGCTTCGATTTTTACTGAAGCTGATGTTTTTTCTTTAGGTGCAGACTTAGCTAGAATTTTATCATTTACACCTTTATATTGTGTAGGCTGAGTATCTTTACTTAATTTAGATAATTCTTTTAGCAAACTATTAATTTTTTTGTCCCCTACAGTATCTTGATAATTTTCTTTTTGATAATCTTGATTCAATAGAGCTTCTTTCTTATCCGCTACTAAATGTTCTGTATTTAAAACGATTTCATCTTCTTCTTTAAGACTTCTTACCTTAATACAACAAGCATCTAAACCAGTTTGTTCTGCCATATATGCAGATAAAACTTGACTAGTTGTAGGATAATCTAATTCTACATCAAAAATAGTCATCTGTGTATTTTCTAATGTAGGAAAGTCCAATAACTTAGGTTGTATCGGAGTTGTTTTACCTTTACTAAAACTAGATACTTTGTACTTTTCTAAAGCTGCTTTCATCGTATCTTCGATGTGTTCTGGAAGATCTCCAGCCAGCTTGATTTTAAAAGAGTACTTTTTTTCCTCTAAACTTTCTACTAGGTAATCTTTAAATGATTTCATATGTAAATCCTGATATTATATTTATTTCATATTCCTAAGTTTTTCAATTAGACTATTACGATCTGAAATGATTACTCCTGTACCTGTAACATCTGCATCTGTATCTAATTTAGTATCTTGATCTATTTTTTGCTTCTTGAGCTGTAATTCTACCATTTTAAGTTTTTTATCAATTTTAGCTGCTTTAGCATCTATAGCATTTTTCAGCATGGTACTAGCCACTTCAAATACTCTACCTGAATATCTAGCTTCTACATTCATACCTAGATCCATTAAATCATCAAAGGCATCTGTAGCTCGTTGTGCAAGGGCATCAAATTCTTCATCACTGACATCGCCTAGACCCTTTACTTCTGGTAAAGCAGCAGCAATTTTGTCAAATTCACTTATATCTCGTAGCAAGGGTGCCGAAGATTCAGGTATTTTAATTTTTTCTTCTTTTTTAATAATTTTTTTGCTTTCCGGCAAATCTAAAATTTCTTCAAGTTTTTTCATACTTTTACTTATCTTAAATTACCGTTATGAAACAAATCCTGTTCATTTAATACTCTAAATTTTATTCCTTGTTTTGTACACCAAGCTTGAGCAGCACGCCATTTAAATTGATTTTTAGCCCATTGTAGCTGATTGTTACGATTCTTCCCTGCTTTCTCGAGTAATGTCTGACTTTGAGGCTTAACTTCTATTAGTTCTGCCTTTATTACACCATTTTTATCAGCATATTGTATGAAAAAGTCAGGAACATAAACAGTTTGTCTATTAGTAAAAGGATCTTTGTAAGGGATTTTGACTGCTTCGCTAGCCCATTTTAAAATTCTTGGGTCTTTATCACAAAAACTCATAAAATACCATTCCCAACTACTTCTATAGGTAGGTAGACGGTTACCTACGTACTTGTCAGGATTTTTTAATTGATATTTTCCCTTGGCCCATCGACTCATTGTACAATATTACGACTTTCAAAAGTTTCATCGTCGTTTACAATTTTAAAACCTAAAGCACTACTTTTTTCTCTATAGAAATTTAAAATTTCTGCTACAACTTGACTCAGTTGTACTTCGGTTAACCCTTCTAATGTATCTAATAATCTCATAGGATTGATATTATCGATTCTAGCCTGGTTTAATAATACTATCGAGGTGCTTTTAGCAGATTCTTCGTCGAATCCTCTTTTTAAGAAAAATCCCAATACTGCATCTATTTGATTACTAGGAAAAGTAATTTGATGAGTAAAATATCTATCAAAAAAACTTCTAACATCATCAGATGAATCTGTTTTTGGTGGGATAGGTAAGTTTGTTTTAGTAGTCATTATCTTACAATATTTCTAGGTAATGCTTGAGTAGAATTGTTTTGATTAAAATCTGACACTGGGAATCGTGTGTTAGCTATTCCGCTGACATTTTGTCTATTAAAATTAGTTAGCCCTCTAATACTTTGATTTTGTAATTCTTCTTTTATACCTGTACTACTAAGATTTTGACTATTTTGATAAGTATTAATTGCTTGTATGGTGGTATTTAGAAAATTCTCTGGGCTTTCAAAAGCCTTTCCGCTACTTACATTACCGAATACACTTTCTACTCCTGCTAAAACACCACCGGCTCCGAATATAGTTCTGGTGCCGCCACCTGCTAGTGTAATAGGACTAGGAATAGTATCATAATGATCAACAGCAAATCCAGTAGGATTGTTAGGCTGAACTCTTCCATTGTTGTGATAGACAGCTTCATACGCTAAGGTCATAGTTTGTTCGACAGGATTATTACTAGTATAATCTAAATTATCATGATTCCAAGCTGTTATAATAGGATTTACTAATGTGTAACTATTCCAATATTTTCTAGCCATTTGATAAATTGTGATGGCATCAAAGAAAGGTAAACTACTATTATTGTCTAATCCATAAGGAGCTCTTACAAAACTGCTATTTAACATAGCATTTCTAGTATATGTACTGTAAACTTTACTAGTAGTAGGATCTGCATAATAATAACCGAAGTAGTTTTCCCACAATTGTCTAGTAATTCCTAAATTATCATCGTGAAATTTAATAGTGACTGGTTGATAATCTACCTTAGTTTGTACTACCTTTTTTCTGTTATACTGATTTAATGTTTCTGATGCAATACTATACTTTGGCAAATCTGCAGATTTTACTAAGATATTGATTTCGTTTTGATGTTGAAACTTAAAATTTATACTTTTAAGAGCATTTGTGTTTATTTGAAAACTAACATGAAATAAAAACTTGTGCTTCGGCATAAGCCTGAAGCCGTCGTCTACAAATGTTCTAGATGCGTGACGGAAATCTCCTAAATTTCCTTTAGGATTTAATAGTCCGCTGGTAAATTGTCTAATTGCTTTACTGGTCATATACTTATTTATAAACTATTAAAATATGCGTAGTTTATAAAAACCTATAAAAAAAGCAGCGTTTCCGCTGCTTTTTTATTAACCAGCGCCTGTAGCAAATTCGCCTAACGTTCTTCCAACAAATGTTCCTACACCTGTATTAGTCGGTGTTTGAACACAATTGTCAGGTTGTATAGTTAGATCAATCATTGCAGGAGTTGCTTCAGAATATGAAAGATTTTGATAGTTCACCTGAGTTAAGAAACATCCGTAACATTCCCATGTCTCTAATGTTGTAGGTGAATTTTCTCCATTTCCGCCGTCTAGCATTTCTATTTTTAGATTAAATTTATAATCTATACCGCTAGCAGCAGAACTTTGTTCTAAGAAATCAAACTGTTTCTGTAATTGTTCGCCTACTAATTTTTGTACATTACCACTAACGTCATCACGTAATGATACGGCAATAGTGTTCCAGGTATGTTTACCTGCATAGAAAATTTTACTATTATACACTTCAATAGTTTGAGGTGCAAATTGTAAGTTAGGACGGTTAACTGTTTGTACCTGTTTTGTAAGTTCTGTAGTAGGTGTTGAAACACCAAAATTTTCAAATAACACTCTAAAGCGATATTTTAATTTTGGCATTAATAAGCCTTGAACCGAAGAACTTGCGTCACTAGCCAACGGCACTGTAAATTTGTTTAAAGAAGCGATTGCCATTTTTGTTTTCCTTTATTAACCTAACGAAGCAATTTCACCGGTGTTCTTTAGACGTAGAGGAATGTAAATGAATTCCACTGCCTTAACTGGTTCAATTGCTATATCCACGTAGAGTTCATTACGATCTATTCTACTTGGGGTATTGTTACTTTCATCACAAACAACAATATAATCATAGATTGCTCTTTGTCCAACTAATTCAAGCATTAAACTTTCTACTGAAGCTTTAATTTCATCACGAGTAATTTTATCATTAGGTTCAAAGATATAAGGTTTAGCTAAAGCGTTTAGTTGTCTACGTAGATAAACAACTAATCTAGCTACATTTATTCTGTCTAATGCACTTGCTCCTCTTGAACGAGTTTTTTGCCCATAATTTACCAATCCAGTACCTGTAAAGAATGTTAACGGATTAATTTTTTGTTCATAAAGAGTATCACGCTGTCCTGTATTAAGAGCGACACTGTTAAATTCGCCTTCCGAGTCAACATAACCTACTGCTGTTGCATTAGTAATTCCTCCACGACGTATTCCAGCAGGTGCAAACCATGGATAAGAAACTTGATCACTTAATGCAATAGTTCTTAACATCATGTGACTTGGTGGAACAGCAATATTGTTGCCAAAATTGTCGCTGCTGAATCCCCATGGATAAAACATTGCCATGTATTCATCAAAGCTAGCTGCTCCGATATCATTATCTTCTAATGAACCGTTTTGATTGCTACCCCAAGCTAATAAACTTGTTGCATCAGCAGTTAATCTAGCAGGTGTGTCACCTACTACAAATGCTGTTAGCCCTCTGTCATAATTCAGTGTTACTAATTCACCAATTAATTCTGGGTATCCTGGGCAAGCAATTAAATTGAATACTCTGCTTTCTTCATCTCTAATTTGTTGATTGCTGCTAGCCAATGCTTGTAGTGCTTTAACGACTACTGCTCTTTGTGCTTTACGTCCGAAACTTCCTGAGCCATCATTTTGATTAGGACTTGCTGTTACCCAGCGATGAGGATAATAGTTGGTCATCTGTTGTCCACCAGCATCTTCTTCTGCAGGAGTTGTACTGAATCTTATGTTTCTGTCAGTTACGTCGATATAGTTTCTCTCAAAACGTTTAACATTAAAACCACTTCTACGCAGATTCCATAATAACATACATCTTGGATATAAGGCCGGATCAGGTGCATCAGGATCTAAGTAACTATTAGCTAACAAAGCTGTTATACTACCTGAAGGTGCTGTTGTTGTAGTACCTCCAGAAGTACCATATCTTGCATCGGCAAATAAAACACCATCTTCTGTGCTTTGATCCGACTTATCTAACAATACCCATTTATTAGCTGGTTGTCCCGTTAAGTCATTATTAAAACGATAAATTGATGGGAAATTTTCTATATCGCTAGTATCGATCCATAGATCTCCAGTCGCAAGTGCTGTGCCGTCGCTTTGCAATTCAGGTGTAGTAGCACTTACTATCGGTCCTGCTGGATCTGTACCGTTTGCATAATATGGGCTGGTGGCAGTTTTATATCCTACCCAATTAGATCCATCATGAATCATAATATCTATTTCGTCTATAATACTACTGTACCATAATCTTCCATCGTCGGTTAATGTAGAAGGTGCTTCGTTAGATGCCACATATACCAATGGATGCCAAAGACTTGCAATAAAATCTTGATTTAATTCATCTTCTGTAGGAGCTGATCTTAAATTTGCAGTTCCTGTACCGTAACCTCCGCTTGTAGGTTCAAAATCAAATGCTGAGAATCCCATATCAGACAAAGGAGTGCTTGTGCCATCATTTAATCTAAAATCCCCACCTTTTTTGTGGCTAATCACCACTCTATTTGAAGTATCTACACTTGCTTCAATGTTAATAAAACCAGCTGCATTTATAACACCAACCAGGGTGTCTGCATCTCCTGCATTACCTGCTGCTGTAAATGAAATTGTTTTAGCAGTATCTAAACTTGCGCTACCAACTAAACTTTCTGCTATAGTGAATGTATTAGTTCCTACTGTAAAAGTAGAGTTAGCAATAGCGTTTGATCTGATTGTAGTAGCACCGACTGCTGATCTACGGAAAATTTTAAAATTAGCTCTTAAAACATTACTAGTGTCGCCTACTCTTTCATCATAATTGCTTTGAATATATAAGTCGCCTACTCCAATATTAGTACCACCGCCGCTTGGATCTAGTCCATAAATTGCTGCATGTCCTGTTGAGTAAATTGGCGCAGAAATCGATTCGAAAAGTAATGTTGAACCATTC